TTTATCATCATTGATCTCAGACCAATCAGGAACCATCGCATTAAGCTTCTCATAAAAACTTAGTTCAGTGTTCTTGGTTGATGTGAATTCAAATGACTCAAGTCTGGATCGAAGATCTTCTATCTCTGAATCTTTCGAAGATATCTCTTCTCTTGCCGCTCGTCGCATTAAATCGACTAGTGGCTCTCCATACTCTTGCACTTCCTCTGGCTTAACCAGCGCTTCTTTTGGTTTTGCGTTTTTCAAGTCATCCAATTGCTTTTGGATACGTTGCAACTGTGCTTGCAATTCTTTGTTCGCTGACGCTAGTCTCGGAACCTCTGCGGTATATTTACCGTTCAAAGTTTTATATCGTGCCTCCCATCTTGGGTCTTCCTCAGATTGAGGAGCCACCGTAGGTTCTTCGACTTGTTCCGCTGGAGTAATCCCATTAAGGGATTCTGCCGATTCAGTCTGTGTATCTTCTTGAACATATTGTTCTTGAGGGACAGATTCTGATTGCGTGGCTTCCATTGAAGCTTTCAGTTGTTGAAGAGCTAATTCAGCTTTTTCTTCTGCCGCTTGCACGGCTCGTGGTAATGACATATTTTCTCCATAGACATATCACAAGTCGTGTCGATGCCCATCAGGTTTATCGACAGTTCAAGTGGTGCTTGGTTGTGTTGTACGAAAACGGTACAACTCGTTAAACCCCGAAGGGGAATTACTTCAGACGGCTTAATGCCTGTCTTGCGTTCTTGGAGGATTCCAATATCTCAGACAATGTCTGAATAGAACCCTGATTCCACCGAGTAAGAACTTCGTCTTTCGTGGAAGCATTGGCAACATGTAACTCTTGAAGAGATACAGTAAGCCATTCCTTAACAATTTCAAAATCAATATTGCCATCGAGCGCACTCAGCGCTCCTAGCAATCGAACATTCGGTTTAGATAAAATCACTTTTTATAATCTTGCATTGAGCGAACCCCAGGTCCACCGTTATAAGTGCATTCGTTTGGAGCCATACTGCCTGTGGCTCGAACTAATCCGCCATCATTCATCTTTGCCATAGCACCATACTGAGCAACGCTCTCTCTGCCAGAGGCAAGATCTTTACCTGTACGCATTAAGCTTGCCTTGGACTTTGTATCTCCTTCAGCTTTTTCTTTGGCGGCATACTGTGCTGGAGACACTTTGCCAGAACGAACCATCCTTGCCTCGGCACGTTCTTCTGCTCGGCTGTCTTTCCCTTTAAAGGCTGTTACTTTCCCACCGTCTTTATAGGCTTGTGGAATTACAGGCATACCGCCCGAGGTTTTTGTTTTAGCTTTCATTTTCATCATCACATGGCTCCGTTCATTGTGTTTGCATCCATACCGCCAGCTGGGTTGCCAGCTTCATCTAGGGTTGTTGGTGAGGGTAATTGATTACCTTGAGGTGACTGTGGCATTTGCTGTGCCTGTGCCGCTTGCATCATCATCTGTGCTTGCGCCATCTGTTCTTGCTTAAACTTAATTACTTCTACATCTGGAACCAACTTATCTGTATCCATCTGTAAAGTTCTAGCAACTTCTCTTAAGAGATAGGCTCGACCTTCCATGCCGATAATCTGCATATCAATCTGATTGCCTGTCGCTGTCAAGAATTCGTTACGTCTTAACTGTAATTGCTCTTTGGCAATCAAGCCAGATGCTCCTTTAGCAATTACTTTAAAGTCACCCTTTGTGAAATTATCAGGATCGTACATCATGTTATGCACATACAATCTAGTAACAACTCCAGAAATACTCTTATCCAAAGTAGCAATGGCTTGCTTAATTCCTTTGGCGGCATTGTCCATCAACATGGATAACCCAGAGGCTGTTCGACCAGCACCGCCAGATATCCCACCGCCATATACATAGTTTGGAATACCAGTTACTTCGTCTGCTTGGCGCATGAAGTTTTGATATACCCCAAGTAAAACATCCGCATTCATTCCAGGCTGGAAGAACCTTACGGCTGGTTGACCGCCACCAGTTCTATCTGATGTTGTCTGCCATAGCTTCCACGGATACATTGAGGTAACATCTTCGCCATCAGGCAATCGATCTACCGCCACTTCAACTTGTGGACCCGAAGCAATCGCCATATTGTTTGCCAATGATCTAGCCGCCGCATTACACATAATCTGTGTATCACGCATCTGCTCAGGCAAGGCAGTCCCCCAGAAGGCTCCAGGAATATCACCCCAACTAGCAATCTCGTATGGTCGCTTACCTAAAGGATCAGGATTGATCACAGCCTTAATCACATAAGGTCCAATCATCCAAGCATTGATCTCATACTCTTTCGCAGCATCAATGTCTTTTTTGCTCATCCCCCAATCAAGGAGATGAGATCCCGAGGCAGAACCCCAGAACTCTAAAGTCTCAATCACGCCATCTTGATACAATCGGCTATGTGGTTTACCTTCCAAGTTATCTCGTTCTTGGTCACCAGTTAACCATTCTCTTAAGCCTTTATCACCAAAGCGCTCTAAGACTTGCGTGATGTTCTCATCCGAATAGCCAGGGACTCCACTTAACGATTGCAACTCTGTTCTTGTTAGTCGGTGACGTTGGATTAAATATCCATCATGAACACCAGAGGAACTCGGGGAAGGGTAAATGTCAAATGGCGAGACACGCTCAAACTCTCGGACAAAGTCAGTCGCCACAATAGGACTGAAGTCAGGACCCCATTGAATACTCTTACGTCTTCGGACATTCGGTCCTTTAAAGATTGCTGTGGGGTAGGTGACAAAGTCATCAATGAAGTCTCTAAACGCTTCTTGGAACTTTCCTTGCGCCAATTGATCTTCGATCTTGTCTTCCATGCGCCGAGCAGAATCTTTCGCTTCTTCTTTAATTTTAATTTTTTCTTGTTCATGAACCGCCTCTAGGCGAGTTCGAAAAGCCTCGGGGTGGATTCCAGCGCCAGCCTGTACAAACTCTTCAGCCTCTTGGCGAACCATATCAATAATTGACATCTGAACTTCTGGAGGAAGTTTTGGCTGTTCCGAAGGGACTAGGGTGAAAGGGCGATCATCCAATGACTGCATCACATCCCGAATCCAAGAAGCCGCCGCCCGACACTTAATGTCCGTGAGGCGCATATAAATATCTGAGCCACCTGTCTTGGCAATCTCAATCGCACGGTCAGGATCATATACCCCCCGACGTTGTCTTTCGCACTGCAATAATCTCTCGACAGTCTCTTGCTTAACAAACTTTGCATTCTCCCAACAAGCCTTAATGTATGCGGCGAGTTCGATCTCAGCCAGTTCGAGTGCATCGCTTTCTGGTGTCACTGCTTTGACATCAATCTCTATTGGTGGTTTTGCAATCGTTATACTCATGTCCAACCTTTGTTAGATTTAGTGCGAACAGTTCTTGCCCTCAACGGATTCAATCCAGACCGTATTCGTAAGCAAGCATACTGAAGCGCATCTTGTATGTGAGAGCTATCATCTTTAACTGGTCTATCTTTAAATCTAGCAGACCCAGAAACTCTAAGCCGTTCGTATCGATACCGCCCATTAAATCCTCTTCGTAGTTCCCTACAACGAGGATCAAGTAAAAACCCCGGCTGACCATCAGCCATCCGAGTTAGAAAGAACGCTACGGACTCACGCCTTGGAATCCAATCATTAGTACTGGCTGGCTCTGTAGCAATTCCGCATTCCAACAATTCTTGGAAACAAGTTCTTTCATCGGTCTGCGCCCTAATTGAACCAGCTGGATCGCCAGCAGAGAACCTTTGGAATCCGCCAAACTCGTTTAATAAAACTGGCTTGACAATATCATTAGCGAATTGTCGAATACCCATGTCTTGAGATACCAACTCTCTTAAGATAATCAATTGCCCTTTGGGAGTCATTTGTCCAATCACACAGGCTGGGGTTAAACCAAAGTCCCAGCCAAGAATAATTGGTAGCCCCCGAATAGGGTTTAAGTTTTCTTTAGCAACGTGAACCTTGTCATGAAACTCTGGGAAAAACATTAATCCAATCGTCATTCTTTGCGCCAAGTTGATTTAAATAGTACTGATGCCCAGATGGGAGATTGTCTATGTTTTCTGCGTCCGGGTTCGGCTTGTACTCCTCACCCTCTTTGAAGAGACCACCGGCTTGGCGGTAAAACTTCCAACCTTCCGGGGTTTCCTCTTCGGCAATTTTGTAGTACCAGTGGTCGTCGTCGGGGGGATTGGTGTCGAGGATGACTCCACTCCAAGTGGGACCGCCTCTAAGCTTTGAGGGGTATCGACCGACTCTTTGCGTGACCATGTCAAAAATTTCTTTAGGGATTTCAGAAGCTTCATTTATCCATGCTCCAGTTAATTCAAGTGATCTTAGTTTGCCAGTCTCACTGGCTTTATCAAGCGCCAGAAATAAAACCTCAAGTTCTAATGAAGTGCCATCGCCAATGTCATCAATAATCATATTGGCTGTGATTGGAGTGTCCCAACGTATCGGTGCAACGTGACTAGGAAACCATGTCTCCCATGTCTTGATAGTCGTAGACTTCAACTCTGGATAAGTATTTCTAATTACAGCCCAACGAGATCTTCTTACACCATCAAACCAAGGCTCTTGTTGTAAAGCACGATTGACAATCTCAACACAACAGGAAGAAGACTTGCCCGAACCAACCGGTCCCATCAAGCCACGAACAAATCCATTGTGTGTGTGGAACTTAGCCGCCTGTATTCCTGGGGGACTATAGTTAACAACCTCTTCCGAGGAATCAATTACATTGCTCACTAGTCTTCGGTATGTTTAAATTAAACGTAACACCTTGCGTGGTTGTATCTAACTTAATGTCACTGAGGTTCGGAAGCGACTTATCTAACAAAATCTTGGCAGCTTGTATCTGTGAAGGTGACAAAACTCTAGATCCTTCCACGTGTGCATGCAATTGATTGATGTAATACTTCGCTTGTATCTTTAAGCGAGTGTCTTCATCATGAAAGATTTTCTTTTTTCGTGCCGCCATGATCGTAAATTAATCAATTCTCCAAATAAAAATACCAACTAAGAAGTTGGCATCGAGTTTTTATGGGGTTAAAACACCATTCTGTAAGGATTATCTAATCATTGTTTGATTTTGTAAAACATGAAAGCACTCTACAGATAGTCTTTCTTCGTAAACATAGCAATTTGTACACATTAAAGACGCTTCAAAGA